CTTTTGTATAGTTTGCTAATGCAGATACATCAAATCCCATTTTATTTTATTTTTATTTGTTTAATAAAGCGTTTCTATATTTTTCAATTCTATCGTACTTCATATCTTTTGTAGTTACGTTAGAACCGAATGTTTGTTTCGGTTGCGCAATAGGTTCAGCGTTAGGTGTCTTAGTAAGTGCTTCTATTAACTCAGCTACTTGACTAAAGCCATTCTTAACTTTTGCCTCTAATTGTGCTACTTGTGTTTTAAGATTTTCGTTTTCAGCTACTAAGCTCGAAATTTCGTCAGCCATTTTCTCGTCATACTTCTTACCCATTTCCGCAGGAGTTTCGTCAGCGATTTCCGCTTCTGCTTTTGGAGTTTCAATAGAAATAATCTTAGCGTTTTCGTCTAACTCAATTTGAGTTCCGTCTGCTAATTGGTGTTCGCCAGTTGGAGCAGGTGTTCCGTCAGCTAGGGTAACTACACCGCCAATAGCTAATTCGCTAATCATAACCTTTGTACCATCCATAAGGCTATATTCTGCGAATGTAACAGGTACTTCTTCGATAGGTGCAGGAGCAGGAGCAGGTGCTTCTACTTGTGGCATATCTTCGAATAAAGCCCTAATTTGCATAATTGCATCTTTTGCGTTCATCATTCTTTTTGTTTAAATATTAATAAAAGATTTTGTTTATCATTTAACCCGTTGCAATATTTCCTTTATTGCATTCATAAGTTCTTGTTCTTTGCTTGGCTTTGTCTTGTAGGTAAATAACCCCTCTACGCTAAAGCCTTTAAATTTTCCCTCTTTAACATCATTCCAAACGCCTTCGTTGTCTACTTTGAATGAGCCAAACCAAGACCCGTCGGGTGCATCTTCAAAACCCTTCATTGGTAAGATACCACGACTTGCATCGGTAATAAAGCTTTCAAACATAGTAACGCCTTCTACTTGTTTGTCAGGCGAATGCATCAAGTTTACGTTTGACTGGTAGCCTTTTTTGAAAAACTTTTGAGCAATCTTAAAAATAGTATCTTTACTAAAAACCACATAATAATCGCCGTAAGTAGCATCACTGCGAAAAATAGGTACATCAGCCAACATAAGAGGTCCAGAAATGATACGCTTATCTTCGCTAACCACTTCAAAGCGTTGTTGGTTTTTAAAGGCATTCCAATTCTTTTGAATAGCTGGTCTGTCTACGAGTGCCACATAATCTACCTCGGCATCGTCATTCATATCCTCGCTAATGTCTAATAAATAAACAGGTAAGTCCATATTCGTAAATATTAAGTGTTTTAAATTGTTATCATTTAACCAAACCTTGCCCTCTGCTGAATAGCTGCAATCCTTTGTTGGTTACTTGTTACATCGTTTTCTACAACGTATGCCCTAACGGCTTGGTTGCCTATTGCATTAATCGTTTGGTTACTTAATGTTGTTGTTTGTGGTTGTGGGGGTTCTAATGGCGCTGCTGCTGAAACACTTGGAGCAGAACTACCACCTGTTGCAATACTACCAGCAGAACCACCACCTTTAAACTTAGCTATTGTTGTGGCTGCAATACTCGCAATACCAATACCTGCTCTAATTTTAGCAGCCGCACTTTGTGCAATAGTTAAAGGTATACCTGCTGCACCAAACTTAGCATTTGCCAAACCAATGGCAGATATTTCAGCTTGAGTATTTACTACAATTCTTGCAATCGATAAAGCCTTATCTGCTATAAATAAAATATTTGCTATCTTTTCATTTTCTCCTGCAAGGCTTGACAATAAATTAAGACCTGCTGCTGCTGCATCAAATTTTGCATTTTGTAAAGCTATATCTGCTTGTAATTCAGCGTCTCTTAATTCTTGTTTTAATTTTTGGTCTTCATTATACTTTTGTATAGTATAATTGGTAGTTTTAGATAAATACTCTTTTTGTTTTTCAAATTTTTTATTATCTTCTTCTTCTTTTTTTACACTTTCTTCTTCGTCTAATTTAGCAATTTCTTTTTGAGTTAAAATCCTTGCATCATTTGCAATACGTCTCCTTTTATCATATTCTGCTAATGTTTCTTCTGTAAGCTTTTTTTCGTCAGCTATTCTTTTTTCAATTTTTGCAGCTTCCTCTTCAGCTAATTTATCAGAAATACCCTTAGCAGTTTCGGCAGCTTGTTTTGCATTGTCTGCTCTTCTCTTTTGTTCTTGAGCATCTAATACTTGTCTTTCAACTCCTAATTCCCTAAATCTTTTTTGCTCCTCTTCTGTTAGCTTACCTGTTGTAGCTAATCGATTTCTTAAGGCATTAAGTTCGTTTTCGCCTTGCTTTTTAGTTAGTTCATAAATTTCTTTTTCTTTTCCACCTTGAGCAGTAAGTATTTTAATTCTTGCTTCAAGACCTTCATTACTTCTTTTAGTTGTTTTTTCTAAAGAAACTAAAGCCCTTTCCGCTTGTGATGTAATACCTACAAAGTCGGTAACTTTTTGAACTATGTTTGTAAAAATTCTACCAACTTGATTAAGACCTGGAATAAACTCAAGAACGGCTTTTTTAATCTTATCAAAATTAGCAGCTACCAAACCTAAGCTTACAATAAGCAACCCTATGCCTGTTGCACCAATCGCACCTTTAACTGCTTGGAATGCCTTTACTGCCGTGTTTCTAAATTCTCCAAAAGTAGAACTAATAGCATCTTTAAACTCGGCTAAGTTTTGTACTGCATCACCAATAGCTAAAGCAGATTGTATTTTTGCTAATTGCTTAATAGTATCCTCTCCTGCAAGACCAGTAAGCTCTAAAGCACCTTGAACACCACCATAGGCAGCAGATAGGGCAGTAATAGTTTTAGCTGCATTATCAATACGTCTATTATTTTCCTCTTGCTTTTGGTTTGTTAGGTCTTGTAGTTGTAATAACCTTTTTTGAGCGGCTTCTACTTCTTTACTATTTTCTCCGTATTGCTGACCTAATTCTTGTACGGCTTGGGTAGTTTGGTCTATCTCCGACCTTAGTTCTTTTATTGATTTTGTAGCGTCATTCGATTCGACTGTTACGCTAAAACCTACGTTAGTTGTTGCCATTAATATCTTGTTTCTATTACTTTAAGGAATGATAGTTTAGTAGTGTTGTATTCCATTGGGTTGTAATTCTCAACCTTGTTAAGCCTAAACAATACCCCGTCTATAAATACATACTTACTAAAATCTAAATTAAAAATGTCTAAAATATCAAGTAACCCATAACAAGTTAATAGCTTACTATTTTTATGTGTTATTTCTGCTATGTAAGGACTATGGTAAGCATTGAATACGTTTACCTCTGGGTATCTATTAGGGCTAAATTGTATTTCTTTAGGTGCGCCAAAATTTATATCGTTAGTAGGGTTAATAGGGTCGTCTAAATGCCCTGCATAACCATACGAAGTATAAGAACCTAAGTTATGATTTACATTCTTAATATGCCAAGTGCTTACGCCTGTTATTTTCTTTGTTTGCATTATACGAATAATGCTATCCATTCTATCTTCTGCATTGTTGCTATTTGACTTTTTATAGATAGCAGGGAATACTTTATCTTCTCCTGTTGCTTGATAAAGTACAGATGCAGCAAATATAACCTCTAGGGTATCGGTTTCTTTCACAAAGTCAAACTCGGTATCGTAAATAAAATCTCCATAACCTTCGGTGTACTTCTTGCGATAGTTTTCGTTATAGAAGTCATTATCTTGTTTGAACTTATAGTTATAGTAACGAGCATTAACCTCACTCATAGGCTTTATGCTTAAAGGCTTTGCTCTATCTATTTTGTTAGTCCAATCTTCTGCATTAGCCGATACTTCAGGATAAAAATCCACATAAGGACTAATAACCAGTTCCTTGTCGTTAAACTTATTCTCATACACATAAAGATTAAACATCTTAACAATGCTTAAAAAGAAATCACTTTGAAATATACCCCTTGGGATAGTTTCATTTATTTTAATTGTTTCTCCTAAGTTAATTTGCACTTGTGTAGGTGTGCTTGTAGTTACAACTAATTCTCCTAATGTAATGTCAAGTATAATTCCGTTACCTAATATTTGAACCTGCATTGTATTGGTATTAGCAAACGTTATATTATTAACTGTAAAATTGCAGTTCATAAACGTGCTAACACTTGCATCAAAGTCCTGTCTGCCTATTTCTGTTCCGTTCTTTTTAAGTATAACAGAATAGTTTGGCAAACTTGGGTTAAAAAATGTTACGTTACCCCTTAATAAAATATTTATATCTGTTGTAATATTTACACCACTTGTGTATGTAAACAACTGACCTAACCCATCAAGTGTAAAACTACCTGCCGTAATTAAAGTATATTCTACAATATCACTTAAATTAGTGTTTATAGTAATTAGTTTAGCTGCTGCGCTTAAACTCGTATTATTTAAAGCCGTAATTTTAGTTTGATTATGTGGAATAATCAAGCGTTTAAATATAGGCTCATCAAAGAAAGGGCAGTTAAAAGTATAATCTGTTCCTGCAAATATCTTTTGGATATATTCTTTAACATACAAAGCAGGTCTAAAGGTTGTGTATTGAAAGTCCTTTTTAGCCACCCCGTGTCCACCTGCGCCACCTGCACCATTACCCGTACTAACATCTCCGTAATCTATAAGCGGATAATAATAACCTGAACCACCAGGATTATCCCAACTATTGCTAATATTGGCTACGCTATAAGTATGGTTATAAGCACTAAAATCTAAATCATCTTCAGCATTAGTATTACCTGTTAATCTTTTATTGCCTAATGTAGTAATAAATCCACCTAACTCCCCCACAACACAACATTGATACTCGATTGTTTCTTTGTCTATAATTATTTCCAATATTCGTAAAGTGCCTTTGAATATCTGCACCTTATCTACAAAGATTTTGCAGTTAGCTTGTTTAGTTACGTTGTAATTATAACCTACGTTC